CCGTGAACTTGCCACCCGTTGGGGGGGGTGGGGGGGGAGGGGGGGTCAGCGGGTGGTGGCACTCCCATATGTCCCTTGCCCAGATTTTTTCAACTTTTTAGGCCAGGAGTCCCAGACGTGGGCTTTTTGGGGCGAATTTGCCTCGGATTTGGAGTAAACCAGGGCATTGAGAGGGGGATGATGCAAACAATGTTGTACATGCACAATAAAAAAACCCCCTGAAACCAGGGGGTTTAGTTCAAGTAGACAATACTACTTAGGTGATAGGGCCACCAGATGGCATTTGGTTCCTCATTTGCCACAGCCAGTTGAACCAGATGGCGAGTTGCCAGATGTTCAGAATGAAGTAGACTGTGCCTGTGAGGAAGAACATTGCACGAAAGCAATCGCCCAGTTTCTTCATGATATAGCCTCCCAACTGCATTGCATTCTATCTCAAGGCCGGGATTTACGAAAAGTCCCAGTTAGCACTTTTGCCTTCTAGTTCTTTTTCTGGCACGAATTCGACAAGATCCTGTCGTTTCATGGAGAAGAAGATACCTTTTGGGTCGAATAGTGCCCTGACCATGAGCAGGGGGTTATCGTGATCGAAGGCTGGTGAACTGGTATCTTCTGCGTAATCACCTATCCAGACGAGTGGATCACCAGGCTCGACCAGCTTGGTGTCGTCGAATGTCACGGCTATGTAGTACCTTAGCATAGATCGGTAGGTATAGACCGCCCCCTGAGTCGTGACCCGACCGGCTGAGCTGCCTAGTGACCTGGGCTTATGGGACTGTTAGTCTCATCCCTGCCTGGTATTGGTTTCGCTTACCCCGGTTTTCGGGTTGTTCCTTGCAGACTCACGGCCACAAGGCAGGGTATTCGTCCTCCACGCTTACAGGGGCGGTGCCACACTCAGCGTTTCACAGGAACGACTCCTTTTTCGTTGAACTTGTCTGCCTCAGCAAGTAGGTGTTCAACCGAAAAGCCACCTTTCGCTTTTTCCTGAATCAGGGCTTGCTCCCCAAAGCGAAAAGGGGAGGGACACCCTTGGTAGTCGTCACTACCAAAGGTGCCAAACTGTCAAGGACAGTAACATGGACTAGCAAGTGTAGCACACGGCTGTCGGTTCGCCAAGTAATAAAATTCTGGGGATGAATCCAACACGGTTTTCTGCCTATAATTTTTGCTGGGTTTCTTTTCTTACTCCCCAGGAGGCGAGCATGTCGAACAAAACATGGACACGGCAAGAGGAGGAGATTGTTAAGGAGGAAAGGCGGCGGGGGACTGAGGTGGCGGGGATTGCTGCCATGCTGGGGCGATCAGCGGCCAGTGTTTCTGGAAAAATCCGCGATCTTAAAGACAGGGGGCAACTTGTCTGGACAGATCGGCAGGGCAACGAGGTCAATCCGGCTGAATCCAAGGAACAGATCCGCAAGGCCAGCCACGAGTTCGAGAATGTGGCACTCAAGGCGGAGATCAAGGATCTTGAGGGCAAGATCAGCGACTTTAAGTCCGGGGTGACCATCGAACCGGAGTGGAATGACGAGTGGAGCGGCCCAAAAGAGTGGGAGAGGGCCGAGCTAGACGGCAAGAAGCGGATCGACAAGGCCATTAAGCGTGGCCGGTTCAAGGTGGACTTTGATCGGGGGCCGATAGCGATATGTGCGATTTCAGATCAGCATATTGCCAAGGGTACACCCTGTGACTTCTCCCGTATGCGTGAGGACGCTGAATTGATCCGCGANACGGAAGGGTTCTACGCTGTACTTGGCGGGGATGGGGTAGATAACCATATCAAGCACCGTGCGGCCATGATCTCGGCTGGCAGTGGGCCAGATGACCAGTGGCGGCTGTTCGATTACTACTTGCAGCTATTCGGGGAAAAGGTACTCGCAGTTATCTCCGGCAACCACGACGCATGGACAAAAGAGATGGCCGGGGTGGACTATCTCTCCAGTGTGGCTGCCAATAACAAGCTGTGCTACGCCCCAGCCGAGGCCAGGCTGGATATTACCGTGGAGGGGCAGCCATATAAGATGGTCATGCGCCACCAGACGGGGAGGTTCAACAGTTCGCTGAACCAGACCCATGCTGTGAAGCGGTTTTACGAGTATAACGACGAGACTTTCGATATCGGGGTAATAGGGCATCACCACGAGGCTGCTATCGAGATGTTCATCCGTCATGGCCTCAAGAGGTATGCTGCCCGGCCAGGTAGCTACCAGATCACCAGCCCCTATGCCCATCAGTACGGGTTTGGGAGGAGTATACCCACATGCCCCACGTTTGTGCTTTTTCCGGGGGAACGCAGGATGATAGGTTTCGCAGATGTGCGAGATGCTGTCTGGGCCTGGGGTAATGTAATTGGGAAATAGCTTGCGGACAAATGCTTTCGGACAAACGCTGATTTAGTCCGAGTGGCCCGACATCTGTCTGACCAACATCGAAAATGTGCGTGAAACCGGGGGATTATGGCCTGTCATCTGTCGAGCCAGTCGGACAAATGCTTGCGGACAAACGCTGATTTAGTCCGAGTGACACCCCTGTCACTGACACCACTGACACCCCACTGACACCCCCTCGCATACGTCCGCAGGTAGCTCGCACCAAATGCGCACCAGGGTGCATTAGATCGCATTACCTTGTTGACAAGTATTACTGTGCAAAGTATATTACTTATGCCACACACGACTTCTACAAGTCGTTCAGGGGAGAGCCAGCAGCTTTTGTTTTACAGGGCTTGGGTTGCTGGCTCTCTTTTTTTGCGCTTCCCTTATATACCCCCTGTTGTGTACATTTGGGGTATGAGACTTCGATTCATCAAGCCAGGCACCCGTGACCGCATCATGGTCAGGATGAGCAGCGTCAATCTTCCCGACGCTTGTGCCACTCAAAAGTTTGTTGTTGATCAGGGATACGAGCAGGTTGGATTGGTTCGGTTTCTGCTCCACCATCTTTTCTGGAAGAAGAAGGAATCCTGAATTCAGGACAACAGCAATTTGGACATTCACCAAGTTTGCTATGTACCTTATTGCATCGATTACATATCTTCTTCATGGCCTAACCCTTGTGTTAATGTAGCCGTTAGTCAGTAACCCCAATACCCGGAGAATAACAAATGTCATCAGATATTACCCAAGAAGAAACAGCAGTGGAAGAAGCTCCGGTAGAGGACACAACTCAGGACAGTGGCCCTGAGCTTGATCTTACAGATGTGATTACTGACCAGCCCACCCAGGAATACACACCTGAACCTGAGCCACAGTATGAGCAACAGCAGGAGCAATACCAACAGCCTCAGCAGTACACCCTTGCTGACCAGGTGTCGGCCCTTGGTTTCACGGACGTGCAGGGTGACGCTGATGCTCAGTACCGCTTGCTGGATTCTTACCAGCAGCTTCAAAATCAGAACAGCCAGTGGGCTGACTTCTACACCCAGCAACAACAGCAGTACAACCAGCAGCAGCAGTTGGCTGACTATGGGCAGGAGTACCTGGATCTCCAGCGCGACCCCTCGTACCAGCAGTACCAACAACAGCAGCAGGCTTACCATGATCAGCAGCAGCAACAGCAGCAGCCTGCTGGCCCGGAGCATTGGTGGGCACCCCCACAGGTAGACATGGAGGAGCTTGAGCGATGGCGAACCCAGAAGGTTGATCCGAACACAGGCCAGATATATGCCGACTGGGTAGATGGCACACCGCAGGAACTCAAGGAGGACGCTGAGGACTACGTTGCCTATCTCGAAGACTGGGCTGACAACATCATCCGTAGCCCACAGGACGTTCTACCTGGGATCATCGAGCAGGAGTTCGATAAGCTCTTTAAGAGTCGTTACACTGCACTGCTGCAATACAACAATCAGTATCAGCAAGAAGTTCAGAATCACGCAGAAGTACATTCCATCAATGAAAGAAATGCTGATTGGGTATACCAGACAGACCCCAGAACAAATCAATATCTTTCTGATGCAAATGGAAATTTGGTATTATCGCCACAAGGCGAAGCTGTTACAAATTATGTTAATTACTTTAGGGGGCAGGGTATTACTGATCCCTCGACGCTTTGGGAACTGGCTACACGGATGTATAGCGGTGACCTCTCGGTATCGCAGCAGCAACAACAGCAGCAGCAATACCAGGAGGCTCAACAGGCCCAGCAGCGAAACATGGAATACTTGCAGCAGGCAAATCAGTACAACGAGTACGTAGAGTCTGCTGGCGGAAGTATACCTCCAACTGAAAACCCAATGGCCCGAAGCCAGAATCCCTCCGCGAGCGCGGGGGATAAATTACGCCAGCAGGCACTTGCCGATGGTTTTTTCTAGGGTTTTTTAGAAGGGGTTGAGAAGTGGCTTATAAAGGTTTTAACCCGGTCGCGTTCTCTCGTACCGCAGCAACCACGCTGGCGAATCACATCCGCGAAGTTGAGGAGTCGATGCTCCGCAACTATCAGATGGGTGCCTTGCTGGAAGCAGGGGGACGAGTGAACTACAACAACTCCGGTGAAGGTTTTGACTGGCCCGTGCAGTACCGGTTGCACAAGGTCGAAGGCAACACTGGGGAAACGCAACGAAACTTTGCACGTCGCAACTTGTGGAAGACGGCGAGTCTTGAGTTCCGTGGTTACCAGACCACCGACTCGATGTACTACCGTGAATTCCGCTCGAACAAGGGGCCGGAAGGCGTCGTCAAGGTGTTTGACAATTTTGTTGAACGTCTTGAGACTTCGCTTACCCAGGGTCTTGGCGGCGAGTATTATGCGGATGGTTCTGCTTCGGGCAACGAGCAATCGTGGCACGGGCTGGAGTCGATGTTTGTTCTTAACGGTACGGTGGACAGCACGTCCGGTGCCCAGCGATCAGCCAATGCTGCTGACATCGTTGGCTACCCGAACGATACCTACGCCGCTCTTTCGACAGTCCTCGGCAACTATGGTGGCGAGAACGAGTCGGGACAGTATTGGCCTGATGGTATTGCTGACGCTGAGTATGATTTCTGGTCGCCGCTGGTTGTGAATTACACGACCACGCACGCCGACCTTCCCAGCAGCACGAACACGTGGGCTGGCCAGGGCGACGAGGCGATGCGTTACGCGATCATTAACGCGCAGCGTAACACTAGCAAGAATGGACAGATCACCAACATCCTGTTGGCACGCGATCTGTACATGGGATTGTTGAACATCATTGACACTAAAGAGCGGATTCAGATTTCCAGCGAGCAGAGCTTGCGTGCCCTTGGTTTCAAGAACGTCTTGAACTTTGACGGCATCGAAGTTAGCTGGGAAGCCGCTATTGCCAGTGGTGTCGGCTATGGCATCAACTATGACAACATGGAATTGAAGTCGATGGATGAAAGCCTGCTTCGCTCGGAAGGGCCGGAGTATGATATTCATTCACAGTCTTTCAATGCCGTTGTGAGTACGCTGTCGAACTTGAAGTTCTCCTCACCGAGAAACTTCTTCAAGTTGGCTGCTTTAGCTTAGTCCCCTTTTTGGAGAAAAGAAAAATGAAGTATGTTGATCCTCCTTTTGACTTGGGCGAAACGCTCTCGGGGACTGACAGCGACGGTAACCTGACCAATAAACATTGGTGTGGTGCTGTCTTTGAATTCCCCGACGTTGATCGCACGCCCGCGCTTCGCGGTGGCAAAAGCCGTCGCAGCGGCCAGTCCCTTCGGGCGGTGTGCTGTCGCAACACCAAAGGCTCGGCCTTAACCGTAGCTGCTGCTACTTATGGTCTAGTCCTTGGCTTTGATGTGGATTCTTCTACTGGACGAGTGGCTGCCGGTGCTTGCGCAGGTGCTAGTCTGACTGAAGGCGACTGGGCTGGTGTTGGTGATCCTGAGCTTGGGGCAACCACTGTCGCAGATGACGACCTTTTTTGGTTGATTATCGGCGGGGTTGTGCCAATTTATGCTGAAGGTGCCATCGCTGTGGGCGCTCCGATTGTTGCGGATGCAGGTACTGATGGCCATGCCATGCAAGCCACGGCATCTCACATCGGCAACATCATGGGCGTAGCGGTCGATGCGATAAGCAACAATACCGCAGGTTTAGTTCACTTGCACGTCCCTTATTAAGACCGGACACATGGCTGCGCAGCCAAGCAATTCGGGTCTTGGGTACGTCCGGCGGGTCTTAATTGACCCGCCGGGCGTCTTTTAACACAGCGAAGGGAGAGGTCTGTAATGGCTCACCAGATGGGGCGGCGATCTAGTAGAAGGTTATTCGGTGGCGGTCGTCGTGGTCGTCGTCGTCCTTGGGGTGGCCGTCGCGGTCGTCGTGGTGGTCGTCGCGGTCGTGGCTGGATGAGTTTGAGGGACAGGCTTCGCCGCCGTCGCATGAAGAAGAAGGACAAGCCAGAGGAAGACCAGGAGAAGCCGGAGCGACCAGACAACAAGTGGCGAAAGAAGCCCCCCTCTGATGGGCCTAAGCGACCACCAAGGCCACCTCGCAAACCAAAGCCACCTCGCAAGCGACCGACAGCTCCAGTTGGACGACCAAGCTCAAGGCCAGAGGGCCGTCCTACTACACCAGTTCCGGGCACAAGGCCAGGGTCGTCAAGGCCACATCGTCCCAGCAGCAGGCCATCTCCGGGCGCACGTCCGGGTCAGAGTTACAACCAGCCAGCCCCCGAACCGGTGGTGCCAGTAGCTCCCGGTGGTGGCGGTGGTGGAATGCCGGGCGGCGGGCCTCCGACTCCTCCGGTTCAGCCATCTCCAGGTGGTGGCGGACAACCTCCGGGTCTTCCGACTCCGGGCGGGCCTTCGTTACCTCCACCAGTTCCGGGCGGGCCACCAGAGGGTACTGGAATGCCTTGGATGCCTCCTCAGCCTCCTCCGGGCGGGCCTCCACAACAACCTATCGGTAATTGGGGCGGTGGTGCCGACTTCCAGTTGCCTCCGGGTATTCAGTTGCCTCCGGGCGTGCCTCAACCCCCTCCTAGTTTCCCGGTAATTGACGGGCCAGGCGGGCCAGGCGGCTTTAGTGGTGGAATTCCCCAGAACCTATTGGACATGCTTGGTGGCGGGCCTCCGCAGCAACCTTCGGTTCCTAGTGGGCCGAAGCCTCCGCCTTCCGGTTTGCCTTGGGGCGGTGGGCCTTCACCGATTCCTGGCGGGCTTCCAGAGCGTCCTCCGGTTCCCATTGCTGGGCCACCCCCGGCTGGAGTTTTCCCAGAGACTAGGATTCATGGTGGGCCTCCTCAAGGGGCAGTAGGGCCAACAGGCCCACAAGGGCCAGTAGGACAACCCGGTATGGCGCGTGCAGCAGTAATGCCACGGGCAGAAGGGGAAGAATTTCCGAGTCCTGCTCAGATGATTGAGGAGGCTAATGCGGCTCCCGTTGGCCCGACACCGGGTTATCCGGCGGGTTATGAGCAAGCAGAGGCAACAGCGTTTGGGGGTCAGCTAGATCCAACTGGCGCTGCTGGGCCTCCGATACCGACGCCGGGGCCGATCCCGACTCCACCATCTCCCGACGCACCGGTCGGCCCAGGTGACTATCAGCCGCATCCGACGCCGACACCAACTCCGCCACCGACTCCACTTCCTCCACCTCTGCCGGATCTTGGAACGCCAGAGAGCTATCCGACGCCGACTCCGACACCGAGTCCACAGACGAGGCCGATTCCACCAATCCAACTTGGGGGGCGACCGTGGCCGGGTCAACTGGGGCCGGGGCCATCTGGCTTGACTCATCCGGCTCCCGGTAGTCCGCAGCCGCAGCCGCCTCGCACTATGGACTTTGATTTCCAACCTCCTGGGGGTTCACTTAGACCGTGGCCGGGTCAACCAATACCGGGGCCATCTGGCTTGACTTATACCCCCGGTAGTCCGCAGACCCCTCCAGGGTATGATTCTAGACTTCCAGGGGGAGTGCGGCCATCCCCCGGCAGACCACCGGTAGTTGGGCCTGGTGCAAGGCCAGCGGGCGCGCAGGGGGCAACGGGTTCACAGGGGCCAGTGGGGACTCCCGGTGCAAGGCCGGGTTCAAGGCCGACGGGTCGCCCCAGCAGTAGGCCATCTCCTGGTGGGAGGGGAAGCTCAAGGCCATCTCCCGGCGCAAGGGGAAGGACATCGACAAGCCGGAGGGGAAACAGGCGGTATCGTTCACCGGGGAGAAGGTAAATGGAATCGAGAGAGTGTAGCCAATGCTGCTGCGATTTCCCATTGACCGATGAGTATTTTCATCGGGATGCCAGCAAGCCGGATGGGTTCAAGACCGTCTGTAAGATGTGCCGCTTGGAGGAGAATAAGCGGAAAGAAAACGACGAGATTGATGACCGTATCCAGAAGCTGGAAGAACGGGGAATCAAGCTGCTTGATACGCTCGTCACGGGGGGGAGTAATATCCCCCACATGGCTGAGACATATCAGCGGATCATGGAAGTGTTTGGCGGGCCGATGGGCTTTGCACAGCACTTCCTCGCTAACTATCTCAGCACCAAGCCGGGCAGCGCGGCGAGAGGGAAGCAGATCAGCACGATTATCAGCCTCGGCGTTAAGGTGAGCGAGTCTGGTGCTGCTGAAAAGAGTTTGGACGGAATTACCGATGAAGAACTGGAAAGCGAAATCAACGCAACTGCCAGGGCTTTACTTCTGTTCAATGATGGATCAAAGACAGCGGAAATGGAGGATTCCAAGGTAAATGTCGGAGAAACAATGGCCTCTTGAGCCTGCCGAGGTTCCTGATTCTTACAGGCCGGAAGTAACAGAGCAGCAGAAGCGGGAAATGCGTTTGCTTTATGCAGAACGCTCCCGTCGCCGCATCGAATCACTTCGACTTTACGAGCCTCTGCCCTTTCAGGAGGCATTTCACGCCAGCGATGCCAAGGAAGTCCTTATTCAGGCTGGAAACCAGGTAGGCAAGTCGCTCTGTGCGTTTGTTGAGGACGCGAGGGCTGCCACGGGCCAAGATCCCCACAATAAGTACCCCAAGGAGAACGGGGTGATGGTGTGCTTGGGCATGGATGAGGGGCATATCGGAAGAACGATCCATAAGTACCTGTTCCGGGCAGGTGCATTCAAGATTATCAGGGATGATAAGACCGGATTCTTCCGGGCGTGGAAGCCGTGGGTTGAAAGCGACTGGGCAAGGAAAGAAGACGCCAAGCCCGCACCGCCGCTGATTCCCCCAAGGTATATCAAGCGGTTTGCGTGGAAGAAGCGGGCACAGCATGTGTTTGAGGTCTGTGAACTTCATAACGGCTGGACAATTTACGCGATGGGCAGCAAGGGTGACCCGGCACAGGGGTTCCAGGCTGACCTTGTGCATATTGACGAGGATCTGGAAAAGCCGGAGTGGTACGACGAAATGATTGCCCGCCTTTCCATGAGAGAGGGCAGGCTCAGGTGGAGCGCCCTTCCCCACGCCAAGAACGACGCCCTGGTGAACCTCTGTGAGCGTGCCGAGGACGAGGAGAAGCTGGAGAAGCCATCAACGGTCGTTATCCGGGCAACGATCTTCGATAACCCGTTTATGCCCAAACAGGTCAAAGAGGAGAACATCAAGCGGTGGCGAAAGCGGGGCGAAGACGAATATCGCAAGCGTGCCCTTGGGGAGATGGTCACAGATAGCGTCCTTATGTACCCCACCTTCTCAAAGGATCTCCACCGGGCTATCAGGCACGAAGAACCACGCACAGAAGTTCAGAAAATCCTCACAGAAGCCAGGGGAGAGCCACCCAGAGACTGGTGCAGGTACATGGTGGTTGACCCAGGGCACAGTGTTTGTGCAGTGACTTTCTGGGCTACCCCCCCTCCTGCGCTAGGGGATCACGTGGTGTGTTATGATGAGCTTTATNTGCAACAGTGTACGGCGGAAATTTTTGCGGAATCAGTGATGCGAAAAACACGGGAACACCTGTTCCAGTCGTTTATAATTGACGCACACGGGGGCCGGATCAGGGAAATAGCGAGTGGTGTGCTGCCGAGGATTCAGTACACACGGGAGCTAGAAAAGAGGGGCGTGAGGAGTGCGGAGACAGGTAGTGGGTTTTATCCTGGCAGTGACGACATTACTGGCCGCGAGATGAAGCTCAGGGACTTGCTCCACGTGAGGGCTGGTGGTACGACCAAGATGCTGGTTGTGATGGAGAGGTGCCCAAATCTTGTGCGGGAGTTTTTCCGTTTCAAGAAGAAGGTAATGAATGGATTTGTCACAGACGAGGGGATGAGGCGGGGAAATTGCCACGCAATCGAAACGTGCGAGTATGCGGCGGCTCATGGAATGAAATACATCAAACCCCCTTACAATCCGATTAAGGATACGGTTGTGACAAGGATCATCAAAGAACGGAATCAGAGAGCGAAGCAGCGTCGTATGAATTCTAGTCTCAGGAGTGGTGGTTACCGCTCCTATATTAACCTTGGCCCCACTGGAGAATGAGAGATGGATACTCCCACGAATGAAGAACTTCACAACTTCAAGATGCCGGAGGTTGTCGTTGGTACGCCGATTACCTACTACCCCACCGGAATGACCGAGGGGTCTGACGTGAGGGTTGGCTTTATTATTCGCGTGTCGCGTTCTGGGAGGAACGTGGTGGTGCGAACGGCTGACGGCGGGCACTATGAGTCTGTCCGCCACATAGATGACCCCAAGCTGAGGCTTAACGCAGACCACCGTGAGGCAGGTGCGTGGGACTTTACAGCCTTCCATAAGGCCGAGCTTGTCGAGAGGCAGGAAATTATAGGTAGGCTTGATAGGCTAGAAGGCCGCAAGTCTGCCAAGCCCCCGGCCCCGGAAAAGATTGAGGAGCCTTATTCCAATCTTCGAGCCAAGGCAATCGAACTGGGCATTGAGTTCAAAGGCAATCCCAAGCGACAATGGCTTGAGGTCAAGGTCGCGGAGTATGAGAATCGAACGCAGGAGCATGAGGTAAATGCCTAAATGGGACAAGTCTTCTCACCCCACCGCTCCGATTGTTGATCTGTGGTTACAGAAGATAAAAGACGCCAAGAAGCACAAGCATGACCGCTTCGGCAGGTATGCCGATGAGTGCATGAAGTTCTTCGATGGTGCGCATGACTGGATGTGGAAGGGCGAGTATGCCAAGGCTCCCGGTGGCTTCCTTGACAAGGAGTCCCAGGGGGCTGCGCCCACCTTCCGCATGACGGTGAATCGCGTGTTTGAGGCCGTGGCGCTTTTTGGGCCGGTCTTATATCACCGCAATCCGGTTTTGCAGGTGACCCCCCGCTTTGGGCCGGAGGTTGCACCGGAGTCTTTGGGAATCAACCCGGAAGACCCCCAGATGCAGCAGCACTACACGCACTTCCAGACCCAGAGAAAGTTCATCTCTGAGATCAAGCGAACCCACGCTTCGATCAAGGAGCATTACCTGAACTGGTTGCAGCATGAGGCTGACAAGAAGGTTCAGTGTCGTCGTGCGATCAACGAGGCTATCATCAAGGGGATGGGACTTCTCTGGACAGAGATGTACCAGCCCAAGGGTTCTGAGATTCGGCATCCCAAGAGCCACTATCTTTCGGTTGATGATCTTGTCATAGATCCTGATGCCCAGTATTGGGAAGACATTCAGTGGATTGCCCGCAAGGTGGTTCACCCGACCTGGCTTGTAGACAAGAAGTTCAAGCTCAAGGGCGAACTTACCGGGAACATGGAGTCGCTCGGTACGCAGGGGATGTACAAGTCGAAGGGCGGGAAAACGTCCAGCGAGAAGCGGGACGCCAAGACCTTTGACCTTCTGGAATACTGGGAAGTCTATACCAAGTGTGGCTTCGGTGACCGGCTCCGCTCTGCCAAGAACAGCAGCAAGGAGTCCAAGTACAACTGGGGCAAGTTTGGTGACTTCAACTACCTTGCTGTCAGCCGGGACGTACCGTTTCCATTGAACCTCCCCTCAGAGGACTTAAAGAACAAGAGCTTCGAGGAAGTGTTCATGCAGGTACAGTGGCCGATTCCTTTCTGGACGGACGGGGGCTGGCCTTTCAGCAAGCTCTCCTTCCACGACAAGCCGAAGGAAATCTGGCCTATCTCACTGATTAAGCCTGCTATTGGCGAGTTACGTTTCGTCAACTGGTGCATGTCTTTCCTTGCCGACAAGGTTGCAGCATCCAGCACGACTTATGTAGCGATAGCTAAAGCGGCGGGGGCAGAGATTCAGGATCAGATCAAGTCCGGTCTTGGCCCCTATACCCACATCGAGATAGCTGAGTTGTTTGGGCGTAGTGTGCAGGATGTGGTTTCTTTCTTGGATGCCCCGCAGTTTAACTCGGACATCTGGACGATGGTGAGTCAGGTTCTCGACCTGATTGACAAGAGGACGGGTCTGACGGAATTGATTTACGGTTTATCTGGCCCAACCCAGATCCGCAGTGCAGCAGAGGCGGAAATTCGCAACCAGAATGTATCTATCAGGCCGGATGATATGTCTAGCCAGGTAGAGGACTGGCTGAGTACCTGTGCGATGAAAGAGATGGAGGCGGCTGAGTGGTCTTTATCTGCTGACGACGTGAGGCCGGTGCTGGGTGCGTCAGCGGCGTACATCTGGACAAAGCAGATCAAGTCCCAGCGATTTGAGAAGACGGTACGGGACTACGACTATCGGGTGGAAGCTGGAACGGCCCGCAAGCCGAACAAGGTCAACCGGGTGCGTCAGCTTAACGAGTTTGCACAGATCGCCATGCCCCAGTTGCAGCAGTTTGCGGCGCAGGGGAACCCAGGGCCATACAACGCTCTGATTGAGGATTGGGCGAAGGCGAATGACCTTGATCCTGCCCGGTATATGGTTGCTGAGGAGCCGGGGCCGGGGCCAGAGGAGCAGCAGCAGCAGCAGATGCAGGCCCAGCAGCAGGCCCAGGAACAACAGATGCAGCAACAGCAGCAGATGCAGGAACAGCAGATGCAGGCGGAGGCTCAGGCAGAGCAGCAGAAGCAGCAGGTTGAGATGCAGCTTAAACAGATGGACTTACAGGGCAAGCAGCTAGATATGCAGGGGAAGCAGCTAGACATCCAACTCAAGCAGGAGAGCATGGGTATTGAGAAGGAGAAACAGCAGCTTGAACTTGAGATTATGCGAGAGAAGAAGGCTGGAGAATGATGCAGGATCACAACGACATTTTGAAGAAGCTACTTGGTGCCGTGGGTGACATGGACTTAGGGCACATGGAACATCACCACAGCGGTGGCCAGCGTGCGCCGGG